CTTTCTTTGCTCTGATTAGGAACCCGTGATCTCTCAGGATTTGATGATCACTTCTCCTTGAGGTGGTTGAACGTGCCTTGCCAGCAGGGTCTGGATAACATTCAATATTAGGCGCAATCTTTTTCATCTCAATAGCCAATTCTTCTGTGTTACTATTCTTCAATCGTATCTCATCAAAGAAGTGTATTGTGCTGTCGGTGTATTCACAGGCAAGAGTAGCTGTCATAAAGTCCACATTGAAGTCCACTCCCCACCATAAGCTATTAGATAACTCCCTTGCCTTAGTACAATGGGTCTCTCTATCGAAGTTGTATGCTGCTCTATTACCCGTTGTCTCAAAACTCCCTTCAAATTCTTGCTTAAATATGGATAAGTCCATTGTTCTTTTGGCTCTTTCTATCTCTTCCTTAGGAACCCAGCCACCTTCCAGGGTAGTATACTGCCAACTACTCCAATCATCTTCAGCCTGCCCCCTTTGGTATAAGTCATACATAATATCAAATCCAGAAGGAGTGCCAATGAATAACACTTCACCATTAGTAGTGGCTAACATAGGCATAATGATTTCTTCCCATACATGAGGTTTAATATATGCCATCTCATCCATTACACACTTAGTTAATTCAACACCCCTTAGATTGTTCTCATTATCTGCGCCCTTAACTGCTAATTCAGCACCGTTCCCAAATGTTACACTCATATCAGATTCATTTAACTTAGCATCTGTAAAGGAATTAAACATCTGCCTCAATACAGGGAATACAATCATCTTGCCCTGTCGGTATGTCGGTGTGATGAACCATCTTCTTTCATGGGGTTGGAAAGCGTCCTTCAATAGATACATTAAACTCAATATGGTTTTCCCCCATCTACGTCCAGCCACAATAACCTTGAAACGAGCAGGGTCATTAAGAATATCTTGCCTTGTTTTATTAACAGACCAATCAATCATCTAAATTATAATATGTAGTGTCCCAAATAAATCCAAACCTGTTAGGGTTCTTCATTACCTTAGGATAATAATCTCTTTGAGACTTTGGCAAGGGTATCTTAGCAACTATCTTTGTTTTATTCTTCATTTATTACCATCACTTGAATCGGTTCTGATTTAGTAGTTCTCTCCTGGCGTTCTAATGCCTTGCCTTCTAATCGTTCCACAATGAATTGTATAGCCCTTAAATCGCCTCTCTCAGCCAGTTGAAACAGTTTAGCTATAACTACTTCCCTTCTCTCTCGTTCACCCACCTTGCTGAAACTAAACTCTTTTATTAAATCAGTATAAGCATTGCGCCTTCCATTAGGATTGCCAGATTCACCCTTCTCCCATCTATTACCTATAGTGTTTCCTTTCGCAAAGCCCCCAGTTTCCTTGTGTTGCTTATGTTTGTTCTCTGTTTGTTTATCCATCGTATTCAACAAGCCCCATCATAAAAGGTCTATTCAGTTTTGTAATCAATTCTTTTACCTTATCAGTATCTATTTCATAAACGTCAAACTCAAGCCGATAGTTCCCTGTAGACTTGAGGTTTTTAATTCCAACTAATTCAGTTGTAATGGCTATTCCTTTACTTTCTTTTGACAATTTCCTGCCTTCGTACTTTTTTCTTTTTAGATCTGCTTTTTTTAAATCCGTACATTCCCTTACCTTTAGGCATAGTGGTTCCTATGAATTTTTACTTTACAATTTAATTTTAAAACCACCTTTTATAAAATATAAAAATTTAATGTTACACAAATAAAAAAACCCCAGTCTTACCCGGGGCTTAATTATCGACTGTTTCTATATATGATTAGTTAATAAGAGGCGCCTTGTATTTTACTTTCTTAATTAGTGCGCCGTTTTGATGAATCCACATCCAGCCCCTTCTTCTACTTTTAGAAATTTGTCTAGATGTTGTTGCCATTTCATAAGCAAGTTCTTTATTCGTTTTCATGATTACATCTTTAGTTGTTTTGGTGTTCCTGATGTTACAGAGCCTTTAGCAAGAGATACTTTACTTCCTGCTTTTTTTCCCGATGCGTACCCGTGCTCGTTATGAGAAGACGAGCCATTCAAGCCAGCAGCACTCCCTGTGTGCATTTTTTTCATATACTCATTAACGGCGACTAATTGCCCTGTAGTAATAAGCGCAAAGGTTTCTTTGTCTGTTGTTTGTCTTGCTTCTTCTTTAACTTCTCGTAACCTTTTTTCAATGCCGTTAACGAACCCGGTTTTAAAAGAAGCCGCAAAACCTCTTACTTGATCTTGCATTCCCATGGCATAGAAATGATTGTATGTTTTATCATATTCTCTTTGACAATCAACTAAGAGTGTTTTATAGCAATAAGAAAACATGTAGATAGCAAACCTTCTATCTTGATCTCTTCCGACAAACCAGATTGAATTGCTTCCGTTTTGTACGAGATAATGACAGTTGTTTGCTTTCGCTATGTGATGAGCAAGGTCCCATATCCATCTCTGCGCTTTTCTTTGAATAGGCAATCCGTTTTCTACTCTGTCGACTTGCTCTCTCGTAATGCTTTCGTCTGAGTTTTCTGGATCGTGAGCATCTATCTTTGCCATGCTTATTTTATGTTTTAAGCAAAGCGCATTTAATTTTTTCATAAATGCCTCGGCTTCGGATTGATTACCTATCTTTTCAGCGCTAGATGCGTGGTTAAGAATCTTTTGCATCTTGTCTTTTAGTTTGAGTGTTTCTGCAACAGTCATCTTACTCACCTCCCGTTAGTCGGTCTACGTATTTTTGCTTAGCAACATGATCCATTTTTAGTGTCCATATTCTATTTTCAATAGCATAAGCAGTCCTGCTCGGAAGCAAAGACATGAGCTGCTCAATGTTGTGAGTTTGAGCGTTTTTGAAAATAACATCGTCTTCTGCCGATGTCCATCTTTTTCTTTTATATACAGGCGTATTAGATTTAGGTGTTTTTAAAGCATCAATTCTGTTTTGAATTTCAACTTCAATACCCAAAACTCTTTTCTGGATACACAAAGCGCATACTACGGAACATGTTTTACTAGAAACATATATTACAGCAGCGCAAGTATCGCAAGATAGTTGTTTCATTGGATTCTCCTTATTTGTGTTTTATTCATTATACAAACTTAATAAGAAAGAATGATATATCCAACTGTTGTTTAACGGTTGTTTAACTGTTATAGTATTTTACTCGACAGAAAACACAAGCCCATAATCCGTCTCTTTGTTTAACGCACTTGCGTTTTTTATCGCAGAGATCGCAATATGTTTCTGTTTTACTCAAAAAGGTTTTCTTGTATAATGTTTTCAGGGTCTTTTCTATTTTCATAATGTTTTACTAAGTAGTGCATATTAACCATTCGCCTCAGTTTTCCATTTTTAACGAGGTTATCATAGGTAAAACACTCGTTTAATTCAATTAACTCACTCAATATCGACTCTTGTTCTGTTCGAGGCATATTTAAAAAATGCGTTCCTACTTCATTAGACGTTCTTTTGTCGGAAAAAAGCATGGTTGTAAATTTTTTACCATCTGAGTACATTACATGACCGTAAGCAGCCGCATGACCGTGAGTTGCTGCGTCAAAAGAATACCAAGGATTGGCGTCTGCAATTTTATCGCTTGAAAAACCCAACCCATGAGGCTCGAAATTGGAAGATGCTTTTCTAAAGACGTCTTGTATCCACATTAATCTTTGCTGAGTAGATTTATCGTTTGCAGGAGAGACGCAATATCTAAGCGTTTCATTGTTCATCATTTCCAAATATTTAAAGTCGTCTCCTTGATGAAAAACAGGCATAACATTGGGGATTCTCTCTTTTAACCATTGATAATTTTCCCAGCTCTTGGTTTGTGCTCTATCTATGTGGCTTTTAGTAACGAGTTTATCTCTCTCTCCAGGAATAACGTCTAGATTAATAAATTCAACTGCTTCAAAGGGCATATCTCGTAATTCTTCTAAAAGGTCTGCGCAAAACCACGCATACTCGTAGATGTTTATAGGCGCCTTTCCAGAGTTCCATACAGAGTAAGCGCCCGAATCAATCATCAGGCAATACTCTGAGATATCTAATTTAACTCCATTATACGCTCGATAGATTTGTATGTATTTTTCTACTTGCTTTTTATAATGAAACGAAATTAGCCTGTTCTTAGCAAAAGGATAGGCAAACTCTTCTATGTCTTGCCCAATCCAGCTATCAGATAGATAATACTTCATTGCTATGCCATTCTACGCAAGGAACAAATGCAATTCCTCCTCGAGGTTTGAAATTTCCTTTTACTTTTATCCAAACAGGGTTTAAGAGTTCTATTAAATCTTTACACATTCTATTAACGCAATCTTCGTGAAATTCGCCATGCTGCCTATAAGAGCCCAGGTAAAGTTTCCACGATTTACTCTCTATACATAATTTATCGGGCGTATACCAAACTTCTATTTCTGCAAAATCTGGTTGCCCTGTTTTAGGGCAAAGCGACGTAAATTCGGGCGAATTAATATAAACAGTGTAAGACATATCGATGTGTTGATTTTCAAAAACCTCAAGTAGGTCTTTGTCTGGTTTATCGTAAGTATACGTAGTTCCTTGATTACCTAAATGAGTCAATGTTTTAGTATCACTCACTGGTTACCTCCTTCTTGTAGTATTGTTAACGCATGGTTTTTTACTTTTTCCCATTCGACCGGTCCTGTTTCATCAGCATAGAGCACTGGGTCGGGTCTTCCGAGCTTTAAGAAAGCTTCTATTCTTTCAATGCTTGACGCCGATTTATAATCAGAATATTCGCCTATAGGTTTATAGCTCGTATTGGTTCTTTTAAAAATCTCATCAAAATCTATTTCCCAATCTTCACAAATTGCAAGAGACCTCGCAAGTATTTGGTACTTGTCCATCATTAAAAACGGTGTATAAGGTTTTACTCGATAAGAGTCCCAGTTGCCTGCTTGAAAAGCCTTGAAATCTGCATTTCTAAATTCTTTTCTGCAATCTGGGTAGATAGCGTGATCCCCTGAATGAATGCCCATAGCAATCTTAACTTCAGATTTATGTTTATTAGCTAGAGAAAGAGCAATGCTTTGTATGATGCTCATCATAACCTTGTTCCTATTAGGGACAACTGTTTGTTTCATGTTGTCATCTTCATAGTGCCCTTCGGGGATGGAGCTTCCTCCTGTGATGAGGCGACTGTTTAATAAAGGAGCAAGCCCCTTAAGTTCTATTACGTGGTGGCTGATGTCATCTACCGTGCTTATACGATGTAGATATTCAATGCACTCTTTGGCTTTTTCTAATTCAAGTTTATGTTTCTGCCCATAATTGAAACTAATAGCAGTAACATAATATCCTTGATAGATCAAGTCTAATAGCAACCCTGTGCTATCCATTCCTCCGCTATAAGATAAGACGGCTCTTTTCATTTTATTCTCCCGTAGTTAGTGTTAAAAATTCTTTTTTCACAGTTAAGTCATCTCGAAAACACCCTTTCAAACAAGATGTAATCATAGATCCTTTCTTTTTAATGCCTCGCATCTCTTGGCACAAATGTCTCCCTTGCACAACCACGCCTATGCCTTTCGGTTGCAGAATTTCATCCAAATCGTTTGCAATATTGTTTGTAAAGTATTCTTGAGTATTTAAGCGCTTACTAAAGTAATCTACTGTTCTTGGCAATTTAGATATTCCTATGATTTTATCATCAGGAATATATCCTATAGAGACAGATCCAAAAAACGGTAACAAATGATGTTCGCAAAAAGTGTAGAATTGAATATTTTTTTCTACTATCATTTGATCATAGCCATTAGCGTCAAAAACGGTGCGCTCAAAGAAGGTTTGTGTTGTCAATTCTTTCCAAGCCTTAGCAACTCTCTTGGGAGTTCCTTTTAATCCTTCTCTGTTTGAATCTTCGCCAAGAATGTCTAAAAATTCCTTTACATTATTTTCTAAAGTACGTTCCATGTTTTATGCTCCTGGGTTGATAGTTTCCACTGTGGGTTTTCAAGGCACAGTTGTATGCAATAATTTAAATTATCTTGATTCATATGCAATCCGTCAAAATGAGGACTTAAATAATAGTGTCTTGCTTTTATTTTGGTATTTGGAATAGCCTGTCCTTCATGTCTTACCCACCTTAATTCATCACAGTGGAATCCATCTTCTTCCTGTTCCCATTTTTTCAAAATTACATGCTCTGCTATTTTAGGTGACAAAACGATCCAGTCAATGAATCTTGTAGGTTGTTTTATTCCACTACATTCAATGGATTGTTTATAACCTTTTTCTTTTACATACCAGCACATATCTTTAGTCAACTGATCGGTTGGTTCACCCCCAGTCCAAGTAATCCACCTCGTTCCTTTTTCTTCTGCAACGCCTAAAATATAATCCAGGTCTATTTCAACTCCTGATTCAAATTCAGTATCACATATAACTCCAGACTTATAACAGGCATGCTTCACAGAACATCCTTGTAGTCGCACAAAAAGACTCGCTTCTCCTTTCCTATATCCTTCTCCTTGTAGAGAGTAAAATATTTCAGATATGTTTAAGGTGCTATTGCTACTGACGTTGGTGTTTCCCATAGCTTGACGTACTCCAATTTTAGATTGTTATCGTATTTGTGTTTATATTTGTTTTTCAAAATTCCATAGAGCCACATAGCTACATTCTCAGCTGTAGGGGTAAATGGAACTTTTATGCTTAAAAACTGAGTATTTTGCTCATAAAACCTTTTCATAGTTATATCTTTTTCCCAGTACATAAATCCGTGATCAAGCTTATCGTGTACTTCAGTCATTAATATTTGCTTTACATCTTTAAAATCCATTAACATCCCAGATTCAGATACTCCATCCAAGTCTACAACATCACCAGAAAGTCCAACTTCTATTTTATATCTATGCCCGTGAGGATTTCTGCACTTACTCTTATGAAAAGAAACTCGATGGCCCATATCAAATTCTACATACTTAGTTATTAACATTTTTTCTCCTACATATTTTACAAGTTTGTCTTTTTTTACCTATAGTCGGCATCTGGTTCTTTGGGTAGTATCTAAACTTAGCAGCATCGACAGAATGAGGAAGCTGTGCCCAGCATTTTTTACATTTTGTACAATATTTAATCATTGAATCTACTTCCTCTTTTCTTTTACTGTGTCTAAAAGCTTTTTTCTTATATACATCGCTTAAATTTGGG